CCGACTATCTAAATCTACACACTGCATATCGTCGTCAGAGTCAGATTGGTATAAGAGACAGAGTAATATGTGATCTAAAAACTACAGCAACTTTTCCTACCGGGCAAACCGTACTCAATAACGTAGTTCCTAAAGGCTATGGAATTTCTCAAGCTCAGGGCTCGGCATTGATGGTTTTGGGCGGGTGGAACAACCGCGTGCTGAAAGGTATCGCTACTGCTCGATTCTTCGCAGACAGAAGAGTTGAATACGTTTCAAATAACGCATTTAATGAGTGGTACGGCACAACCAGCTGGATTACCGATGATCCATTCCCAGTAACGGTATAGCTTTATTTACAACACGGCCGATAAAGCTTTGCAGGAGGCCGGCATAAAATGCTAAAATTAGTTTGATGAACGAGCAAAATAAAGATAGCGAAGCGCTGCTGCATGAGATTGACAAAAAGGTGGCAATTCTGTCGACAGACATGGAATACACGAAAAAATCCGTGGCCAAAATTGAGGGATCGGTCGATTCGCTAGTGCGGCAACTGGCTAGTATGAAATTTGTCACGCCGGAGATTTTGACAAACTATATCGACAAGCACTCGGCCGACCATAAAGAAATAAATGACCGGATCGACGCACTAGAGGAACGGTTCAAGACAGAAGACGCTTCGATGGTATCCACATTACGGCTGAAATTTAAGGATTGGGCAGCAAACACAATCGTCATATTGGTGATTGGTTTAATGCTGTTTATCCTGATGAAGCTAATCGACGGTAGCGTGAGAATTCCGAGCGTGTTATCATAGAGCCATGAGAGTTAAGGCTACCAAACATTCAATCGGGCGATGGATCGCCCGCATACTTTTGACAATTCTGATAGTGATGATTTTATCTGGAGCGGCCGTCATTTGGCGGTGGTATCCGGTGATTGACCGCTTGATGAATTGGTGCAAATATTATCCACAATCGCTTGGCGATTGTAGCGAAGTAATAAGAAAGGGGAGTCAATGAAAGGAATTGACATATCAAGCTGGCAGGCTGGCTTGGACGCTGGTAAAATCCCGGCAGATTTCGTCATCGTAAAGGCGACTGAGGGGACGAATTACGTCAACCCAAACTGCGACGAGCATTATCAGCAGGCAGCAGCAGCCGGCAAAAAGCTCGGTGTTTACCATTTTGCGAGAAACGGCAGCAATGACGCGATCGCTGAAGCTGACTTTTTCGTCGATAATATCCAAGGATACATCAAGCACGCTATGCTTATTCTTGACTGGGAAGATGGCGGAAATGTTGGCGACGTAGCGTGGGCGCGCCGCTGGCTCGATCGAGTGCAGGAGCGAACCGGCGTGAAGCCGCTCATCTACATGTCAGAGAGTGTGGTAAACAGCCACGATTGGGGTACTGTTGCTGCGGCCGACTACGGCCTATGGGTAGCAAAGTACCGCGACATGGCCGTCGACTTCAACTACGACATGAGCCAAGCCGGCGCGCCGCCAAGCGTTAAATACTGGGGCGGCTATGCAATGTGGCAGTGGACATCGAGCGGCCGACTTGACGGCTGGGACGGAAACCTCGACTGTAACGAGTTTTATGGCGACGCTGAGGCGTGGGATAAATACGCAGGAGGAGCTCCATCAGAAGCACCTTTCCCTGGATCGATTGCTAACCCACAACCAGCACCAGAGCCGCAGCCAACGTACACAGTTCAATCAGGCGACACGCTGAGCGGAATCGCCGCGAAATACGGCACTGACTATCACTACCTGGCGGCCATCAACGGCATTCAGAATCCAAACCTGATTTATCCAGGCCAAATATTGCGAGTGCCAGGTGGAAGCGCGCCGGCCGAGCGAACCGTGACGGTTCAATGGGGCGATAACCTTAGTACGATAGCGGCCGCACACGGCACGGATTGGCAGACGCTGGCTCGAATCAACAACCTGCCGAACCCGGATCTAATCCACCCAGGCGACGTTTTGAGGCTGCCATAATGGAACCAGATCTGTCGAAAATCACGATCACGAAGTCGAGCCTGTACTTCCGCGAATGCAAAGCTTGCGGCTGCGTGACACTGCATATCGGCAAAGCCACACCAGAAATGCCAGCAGGCTCGACATACAACGATTGCCTGCAGTGCCTAGTCGACGCGCACAGCGTCCCAGGCTTGAGCAGGTGGCACGATCCGAAAACGGGCGAGCCGCTGAAAGATCCGCGAGGATCTGTTATCCAGCGAACAGTGGAGGCTAGAATCCAAAATACTGAAAAATGCCTACTCGGAAGCAATTTCGCTTGACATTTATCAGAGAGATGTAAACTAAAAAGCGTTTTACTTGACATTCGTGGGCGAGATGTAAAGTAAATGTAAACTTTAAGGAGAACTTGACATGATGACTAACTTCATCACCACAATTTTAATACCAGCAGCAGTTATCGGATTTGCTGAATTAGTACGCCGACTGTTTAAGCGAGACTTTGAGGCGGTGATTATCATCGCAGGAGCAGCAGTAATCGGCGTCGGACTTTCGCTGCTAACGAACCACGACTGGACGTACGGCCTAGTCGCAGGTTTAAGCGCCAGCGGCCTAGTCACCGGCTTGCAAAAATTTGGCGATGCTGTAAAATAGAACTGGAATCGTATTGATCCTCAGACGAGCCAATCTTTCCGTAAATATGCAAGAATCCGTAGCCATCCGCTACGGTTTTCTTGTGCTAGAATTAAAAAGAGGGGGCGCTAGTCGAAACACCTCCTCGAAGACTCCGCAAAAATAAACATCTATCTCATAAATTGACCGAGCCAGTTTCGCACACACTCCTGGCTCGGTTTTTGTTTACCAGAGAACGCCGCGGACGGCATACCAGGCAGACCAGCCATTGCCGTTGCGAGCCTGGCGCTCGCGGTATATCCGCAAAGCGTAGGTGGCCGCCCAGATTGGGTCGCGCCAGTCGCCGCCCGAGAAGTAGCCGCGATGCCATCTGTCGTTTATTTGGAAGCACCCGAAGTCACGCGAGCCGTCGAAATTAACCGCACCGATGGCTGCCGGAAGCTCGGTACGATTTTCATGTGTCATAACGGTGATAGCTCCGGCTTGCAGGTGAGCCGGCCAGACCTTGGCGATGGCCGACCGGCAGGTTTCCGGCGCAGGCGCAGGCGTAGGCGTAGGCGTAGGTGCAGGAGCGGCCGGCTCTGCCTTTTTCTGCTCGGTTTTGGCGGCTGGTTTTTTGTCAGACGGGTCAACGCTCGGCTTTTTGTCCGCAAGCGTTTTATAAGCGGAATGAGAAGCCGAGGCTGAAGTTCCCGGCGGCGTTGGCTGTCGGAATGAGTGAATCGTAACCGACAGCACCGCGACTAAAATCAATAATGCGAATTTTTTCATAAAGCACGCTAGTTACTTTTTGGCGACGTCGCCCTCCGCAAGCCAAGCCGACTTGATCAGCTGGCTGACGCTGTAAAGGCCAAGCAGAACCGCTAGCGCAGTAACAATTATATCATTGTAGCGAACCATCAGGTAGCCGCAGGCGGCAGCAGGCACGACAATCGTGCCGACGCGCCAGATAGTGCGAGCGCCGCGAGCTGTTGCGATAAATTTGTCATTCTTTTGAAGCTGTTTTGTGAAGTTTTTCATTTGATTGTTCCTTTTGATGTTATTTTTACAATTTGTGCCGGCTACAATGCCGCCGGCGAGGCAATCGGTATTATTTTACGTAGTTGATGTCATCGACCAGCACTTCGTAGAAAGCCAGCAGGCGGTTGAGGTTGTAAGGATTAGTTACGTACTCATCATGAATGAAGCTCCGCTCGCCAGTTCGCTTATCGCGGATATTGACGCCGCCGCCAGTGACAATCGCGCCAGATTCGATATCCTCGATCAAGCTGATTGTGAATGGTACGAATTCTTGGTCTTTCATGGTTGGTAGTTCCTTTCGTTTAATTGATTGTACTTTAAGTATAGCAAACACGAGCGATAAAGTCAAGAGTTTTTGGAGAGATTATTCAATAATTACCCCATATCAGAGGTAAACCTGTGGAAAACTCCAAGATTATTCGGAAATTCCGAATAATCCCAAAAGCACACCGCCGAAACGGTGTGCTGCGTAGGAGTTTTGCGGGGGCTACCTAACCCGCATCTCCATTATAACGCGGATTTGGCTCGCCGCGCCACTCGGCGTGGTCAGTCCGGGTGAGGAGAAGCTCGATCCGCGGATTGTAAGCATCTTTTGCGACACCAGAACCGTCATGCGAGACGAGAAGCCAAGCGTTGTCGTCGAGAATCATCTTCTTGTCTTTCATTACGTCCTGAATCCCCTCGTAAAGGGCCGACAGATCGACAGTGCCAAAAGTCCGGACGAAAAACCGAGCGCGAAGATTAAACGGAAAATCAATCGTCTTCCACCCACGACATGCGAGGATTTGAAACACGCTGATAGCCAGCTCTACCTGATCATTGGCCAGCTTCAGCCATCGATTGTAGGCGGCCGTATTGTATTTACGCGATCGGCCGCCGCGAAAGGTGACCTTTTGGTTATTTTTCTTGACCGCAGGCTGCCCCAGAACAGTGAAGCCGAACGAAGCCAGTCTGTCATCATCGCCGATTACGTAATTGAGCTTTATATCTTGAGGCTGGATAGTGGCCCCAGCCTCTATTGGCGATAATGTGGTTGATTGCCGCTGCCTGCTCATTTAGCTTCACCTCCAGTTGTTTCGCCCCCAGCCGAGCCAGTGTCTCCATCGCGTCGATCGGCGTCATTATGTACTCCACCGATATCATCTCCAGCGCGGCGGCTTTCAGCTCGTCGGCGGCGCGTTTCGCCGCTTTTTTTGCCTGCCGCGACTGCCAGCTCGCGGCTAGTTGCAAAGCCGGTCGGGCCGCCAGCATCGCGACCCCGACGGCGCACCTTTTGAGCGAGCTTCCGAAAGTAGTCCGGGTCTTGTTTTTTGAGCTTGGCTGCCCGGAGCGCAGCCGTCTGTTTTCTGCCATGACAAGCCACCTTATTTTTTGCCTTTCTTGTCGTCAAGATTGCCGTTAAAGATTTTTATCAGTTCGCGAACCGAACCGACGACAACCGCCAAAATGAATATGCCTATGATGACAGCGCCACCCACCAGCATCATCTTGATTATAAAGTTTATAATTTCGAGAATGTCCATTTTCCCTCCTTTTCTCGATATTTAAATATACAAGCCCTGAAGCCGCTGCAGGCTCTTCGAGCGCGGATCTTGATACAGCATGTCACCATAGCCAGTTAGCGATTCGGCCCCAGTTTGGTCAAGAATGATTTTCGAGTTCATACCGGTGGTAACGCTAAACGCTATCTTTGTTGGAATGTTTGCCTTGATGAGGCCGGTGACGACATCGGCACTCGGCCGCTGAGTAGCCAGCACCAGGTGAATACCGACGGCGCGAGCTTTCTGGGCAAGGCGGATAATCGACGTTTCACAGCTCGGAGCAGACGACTTCATAGAACCTTTGAGCGACACCTGCAGCATTTTTTGAGTGATGCGGCCAGTTGGGCTCATAGCCAGAGCCTCGTTCATAAACGCCGCGAACTCTTTATAGTCAATGTTTTTGATATCCGAGCCAGTGTCGGTCATGAGAAGATCGGCGAACTCATCGATGACCACCAGAATGCGCGGCATATTTCCGCCTTTATAGTCGTCGATGGTGCGAACGCCAGCCTGGCGAAGCCGGCCGTAGCGATCCTCCATCTGCTCGGCCAGGCCGTGGAGAACCTCCGCAGCGTCGGCCGGTGTAGTGACGATATCATTCCACAGGTGAGGATCACCATCGTACAGCGACAGCTCCACCTGCTTCGGGTCAATCAAAACCAGCTGAAGCTCGTCAGGAGTTAGCTGTTTTGTCAAAGCATGAAGTATCACGTTGAGTAGGACAGATTTACCAGCACCAGTTTGACCAGCGATGAGCAGGTGCGGCATTTTGGTGATGTCGCCATAGTGAATATCCCCGAACACGTCCTCGCCGAGCGGGATCTCCATCGTGCCAGGCTTGAGGTGCTTGTCGTCCTCAAACGGAACGACGCGCCGGTTTTCATTCGGCACTTCAATGCCAACCAGGTCAGTGCCGCGAATCGGCGCTTCGATACGCACGTACTTCGATTGAAGCGCGATGGCAATATCGTCGGCACGCTTGGCAATGGCGCTCATGGCGATACCGCGGTTAGGTTTGAAAGTGTACTGGATCACCGAAGCGCCGACGTGAGTGTCACCAGAGATACCGCCGATGCCAAACTCGGTAAACTTACGCAGGATAAGCTCCTCGGGCGTGCCGTCCGAGCCGTCGATATCGACGGTGACATGGCGAGGCGCGAACTTGTCGGCAACCTTGACCTGCTTCTTGACGCGGGCGGCATCAAAGCCAACCTCCATGTTCGAGACCAGCTCCATCGATTCCACCCCGCTGAGCGTATCGCTCGGATTGGGGAAGAACTTCGAATGGTCATCATTGACGTAGGCAAACACGTTGGTGATTATCTTTTGAGCGACCGGAGCGAACGCCAGAACCGATTCGCGGTCATAGACGACCTCGCGGCGCTGCGGCGAGCCATCGCGATTGATGGATCGTTTGATTTCGCCGAAGCGGACACCAGCGAACTCGCGGCCGTAGTGCTTCTCGGCCACAACCAGATAGATGTATCCCTGCAAAAGATATTTGTAGTTCTCCTCGTCGTCCGGGGAATAAGCCCCGACCGTTTTATGGTCGTCAAGCCAAGCGCTGCCGTTTTCATCTTCATCAACCATGTCGATTTTGGCAACCATTGGAACGCCAGCGACTGATTCACGAAGTTTGACCTCGATATCGATGATTTTATGATACGAGGGAGCTTCCTCGAAGTATTTATTAACCAAGGTGGTGTAATCCTTGATCATTTTTTCGCGACTGCCAGTTTTGCCATAGTCGATTTCGTAATCGCTGGTGAAGTTTATCTCCTCAAGCCCAGCCGAAACCGACGCTTGAATGTCAGCTCCTTTGTAGTATTCCTCGAGCGCTTTATGAAACGCCGTGCCGACGATTGCAGCCGGCGATTTGGCGTTATCCCAAATACCAGCGACATAACGCTTGTGAAACTCTACCTGATTTCGCAGGAACGAAATGATAGCAGAATAACTAAGGTGATCAACTCTATTCGCCATCGACTGTTTCTCCCTCGATTACATTATTTGAGGTTAATTCCTCCTCGACATAAATGCCAGCGATATCGAAGCCGGCGCGAAGAGCGTTCGCCTCAGCACACTTTGTGAGCATGACACGCGGCATAGTTTTCCAGTTACCGGTCGGCTTGCCCTCTTTATTGGTTTTGACGAACTCTTCATAGAACGCCTGATATCGCGTTATTTCGTGCGGCGTAGTCTCGCCGGGGAAGCGACCGAACACAGGCACGGTGACAGACTCTGGAAGTTTTGTCTCTTGGTCATAAGTGATGATGGCCGCGCCGGTGTGAGTGTACACGCCACCAGCCCGCGCCATTTTACGCAAGCCATGAATTGAAACAATCGGCGTTAGTTCATCACGGCCGCGAGACGAATCCCACATGTAAACAGCATAGATCTCTTTTTTGAATGGATTTAGGCCGTATTGATTGGCTACCGCCAGAAACAGCTTCAGGTCATTGAGCGGCCGAGCCTCGCCGTTCTTGGTGAGGCCGAGGATTGAGAGATGTAGCGTTGCGAGCATTTTCTCTTTTGAGATCCGGGTGTTCTTGTCGAACAAGCCAGCAGCGAACGGCACGACATCGGCATAAAGTCCTTTGCGCTTTTTCGCAGCGACGTGCTTGGCATCTTTCTCTGGATCGACGGCAGGCTTAGCGGTTGATATTTCAGGTGTTGTCATAGTTGGTAGTCCTTTCGTTTATTTTACCTACTTTCAGTGTAGCCGAACACGGGCGAAAAGTCAACCCCATATTTTAATATTTTTACCACGAAAAATCCCCGCTCGCAGTCGGGGACTTTCCGGATACTATTTTTAAGGCCAGGCGCTGACCACGCTTCGGGCTAAACGATCGAACTACCAATTCTAAAGCTTTTACCCGAGGCAACTGTCAAGCGCCTGGTTCGCTCTAGGTAAGGGTGGGCATCACCTAGGGCGAGCTTGACGCTCGACAACAATGATATCAGAATAGAGACAATTGCTCAACCTCTACTTTGCCGAGCTTTGCAGTCAAGACGATGAGGCGACGCTCATCGACATCAACAGTGCGGCTGTTAAACTTGGCAGAATAAACCACCAGCAGATCAGACATCACTTTTTGAGCCAGGCCGAGATCAGCAACTGCAGCCTCCAGCTCTTCGTCGGCGGAGCGAACCGCTGGGCTTTTCGAAATGGCAATCGCCAGTTTGTCGCGAGCCGAGCGAACCTGAGATTTCAAGTCGTCAAGGTCTTGTTTTTCCTCGAGATCACCAACCAGATCCTCGCGGTTTTCTTTCGCGGTGCGAAGTTTGAGCTTGGCCCGCAAAATGTTTGAATGAGCCGAGTAAATAGCACTGAGAAACTCCTCGCGAGATTTTGGCTGGACGTTGACCTCTGCAGGCTCGTCATCGGCCGGGATTTCAATAACGCGCTCCTGCACCGGCTGCTCTCGCCGGGCAAGCGCTTGGTCGATGGTTTCAAGCGCCATTTTTGGCCTCCTGCTTTTCAGCCTCGCGGCGAAGCTGTGCATCTTTCATGTGCTTATTCATAGTGCGCCAGACCTGGCGAGATTTTGGCTTGAAAGCTTTATAGGCTTTTGCGAGCCGGCGACGCTCGGCGCGATTACGTGGTTGCATTGGGTTCGGTTTGTCTTGCATTGGCAGTTCTCCGTTTAATTTGACTTTTCAATTGTACAATGAGTCCAGTCAGAATTGCAAGTGTAACCAGCAGGCGGAACGCAGCCTTTTTCACCAGCCATCTCATAAAATGGACACTGGCCGACAGTACCGGCATACGATTCCGGATCGCCAGGCGTTACCGGCTTATTGGTGAACGGAATGTGCGCGCCCTGCTGCGGAGCGGGAGCTGGCGACGGTGCTGGGGTAGGGGTAGGAGCGGGAGAAGCCGGCTGAGGCTGAGTTACCGGTCGTCGCGTTTCAGCACTTCGACCGCTATGCACACTTGGACGATTGCCAGCAGGAATAGCAGCAGACTGGTCAGTCTGTCCGGTTGTTTGCACCTCTGAGGGTGTCTGGTCGGACGTGTCCGACTTTTCCTCCTTTTTCACTTCTTCAGCCTTTGGTTTTGATTCCGTGACAGCGCGAGGCGGCTCAGGGGCTTGACTGAACGCAAAAACAGCCACTCCCCCAGAAAATGTCACGGCGACTATGGCAGAAACGACAACAATGCTATGCTTGGTTATTTTTGGTAATTTCATGGTGATTCCTTTCGTTTAATTTAATCAATCAAGGGAGGCCGATGGCCAACTATAAGTTGGCGCATCGGGCATCGCTAAGCGTGGTGGTTGCAGTGCTGAAGTCGACTGCAGTGAAGTGAATGCTGTAGCCGTAAAGCTTATTGCGAAGCACGTCGTCAAGCTCCTCAGCAGCCAGAACGATACGCTCATCGATGGTTGTCTTTCTAAGCTCGATGGTGATCACTTGGTCATGCTCGAGCATTAAGTCGGCCGAGCGAGCCATCATCATAAGCACCTCAGCCAGCTCGTCGCGGCTGCCAACGGTTATCGCGTCGTGGTCGGTTTTGATGAAGTATTGTGCTTGGCACATTTGGTAGTCCTTTCGTTTAATTGATTGTACTTTCAGTATAGCAAACACGAGCGATAAAGTCAACACTTTTCGCAAAGATTATTCAAGATTTTATGGGGTTGTGGAAAACTCCCCTAGAATCAGAGGTCGGAGCTGTCATCACGCTGCCGATTGATAAGCTCATTGACCGCGAACAGAGCATAGGCATCAGCGTAGTATATGCTCGATTGGCGACGAGCGGTGGCCTTTCGCGGAGATATCAGCGAAGCGATCCTCCAGACTAGCCGGTCGCGCCGGCAAGCGTGAGACAGCCGAGACTTGGCTATCATGAGGAGTTCCTCGTCACTTTTATCTTTTAATCCTTGCCAACCCCGAGCGACTAGGACGCGACCGACATTTTCAGTTTTTCTAAATAGCGGCATAATCCTCCTCGTAACATTCGTCAAAGCCAGAGTAGCCGTAGTATTCATTGTAGGCCGTCATAGCGTCCTCGTCGATCAGGCCACCGCAGCATTCGCAGACGCGAAATGGAAACTCGACATCGTGATTGACTGCACGAGCTGGCGACATCAGCAGAAACTCGCACAAGCATTCATGCGGCGGGTTGACCGCCACCGGAGCGGGAGCTGGTAAGTCTAAATTTACAACATTAATCTTTGTCATTTTTGTCCTCAATTCTTAAATAGCCGATCAGGCGAACTTTACCAGGGCCGGTGTAGTTGTGGATTTCCATACAGTCGGTCGGGTGAAAATCCTCCGGAAGCCGATAGACACCGGCGTAGTTACCGGCCGAGCGGCCAAGCCCTATGAACCTCATGGGTTGCGGCCGCTGCACTGGCAAGGTGACCACGAAGCGGTCGCCCTCGGCGAGGGGGCGGACTACGCCGTTAAACGCGTCCGCCACTACGATATTGTTCGTCACTAAAGCTCCTCTCCCAGCAGGCGGCGCTCAAGAGCGTCAGTCACTGTTCTGATGTCCTGGATTTTTTCAGCCACGTCCTCTTCCCAGGTTTTCTCGGCTTCACTTTTAATGGTCTCCAGAAGCTCGTCATTGACGAGAAGTTGTAGTTTTTCGTACAACTCTTTGCTGGTTAGGTTTGTGAGTTCGTAGGAGGATAACATTTTTGGTAGTCCTTTCGTTTAATTGATTGTACTTTCAGTATAGCAAACACGAGCGATAAAGTCAACACTTTTCGCAAAGATTATTCAAGATTTTATGGGGTTGTGGAAAACTTGAGATGGCCATGAATCTCCTCCCAAGTTTTGAAAACTCGGCCGCAAGCCGAACACCAGTAGACAGAATCCCCCGTCTTTTTCGTGCGACGGCGCTGGGCCAGCCGGTGCTTTTCGCCGTTGGCGGTTTTGACAGTGAAAATGTGAGCGTAGCAATCAATCGTCGATTCCTGGTGATATTCGATGAAGTACATGGTGATGTAGCCGCACCGGCCACCGGAAGCGCCATCATCAGGATTCAGCTCCTCTGGCTCTTCATCTTGTCGCTTGGCCCGAGCGCGCCAGTACCACGACATATCAACACCGCGGCTTTCCATTTCGTGGGCGCGAGCGTCAGCGTCGGCACGGCTCATTCAATAGCCTCCAGTTCCTGCTTGAGCAGCCAAGCGAACATACGCTCGGGGCTTTTGACAGTTGGATCAAGAGCCATCGATTGCAGGTAGAGAAGCTTCTGCGTGCCAAGTTTCAAAACGGCGTTGCAGTAAAACGGCAAATACCGCCTATCGCAAAAAACTCGTTCGTTTAATGACATCACGAAAGACCTCGCGTCAGAATTGGTGATGCCCCTGCGAGATTTAGTTTTTTTTGATTTCCCCTCACTGTAAACAGTAATTTTAGCTTGTTTGTTTTTATTGTCAAGCCCTTTTTTTATGTGCAGTTCTGACAAGGTAGCGCAGGCCGTCTGTCCTGTCCTGTCCTGTCCTGTTTTGTACATTTAGGTGTTGCCTTTCTACCCCAAGCGTGCTACAATAAAAGAGTTAATTCATACCGTCCCAAAAAGACAGCAAGAACACTCCCAGAGTAGCCGCTCTGGGTTTTTGCTTTGTTAATTCTATACCGTCGCCCCCGTTAGAGATTTGCGAGCCTACAATGCTCGGCGACATGCCACCATGATAACTCACCACCCCCCCCACGTCAAATCAAGCCTGTGGAAAACCTGTGGATAACTTGTGGAAAACTCGACCATGGAACAGAGACGGTCGCCGAAAAATAAAGATATCAAGCCGGCTGTTTATTTTCAAGAATCCCAAGTAGAGGGCTTGAAATATGGGGTAGTAAGCGTTATAATGATAAGCACAATAAACTAAACGAAAGGAGCTACCATATGGCTGGAACTGTAGCCGGCGGCAAAAAGGCTGCGGCTAAAAACCTACAAAATAATCCGAACTTTTACCGCGAGATCGGACGAATCGGCGGCAGAAACGGAAACACCGGAGGCTTTGCGGCCAACCCGCAGCTGGCACGAATTGCCGGCTCTAAGGGGGGGCGAATCAGCCGCCGCAGGAAAAAAGTAACCGCGAGCCAAGCCGATGATTAAAACTCGGCTCAAAGACGGCCGCACCTACGCGAAGTTCGCTGACCTGACCCCGTGGGACAAGAACCCGCGAGACATCAAGCCGGCAAAGCTCAATCAGCTGATCCGCGACATCGAAAAAGCTCGAGCCATCACACCAGACGGCCAAATCAAGCCGGTCATGGTAACTCGCAGCGGAATCGTTGTCGGCGGAAACATGCGAATGCGAGCCTTTGCGAAACTGGCGGTGACGGACGTGTGGGTGTCGATCCTTGACACGGACGACCCGAAGCTAGCGTTCGAGTGGGCGATGCGCGACAATATGGCGTACGGCTACTATGAGGAGGACAAGCTGGCCGACTTGGCGCAGGAGCTCGATATCGACATTGAAACTCTCGGCGAGCTGACGATTCCGGAAGACCAGTCGGTCAAGACCATCGCTGAGATTATCGGCGACATACCGGAAGATCCGGAAGTGTTCGAGGACGAAGTCCCTGAAATCGAGGAGACCTACCAGTCAAAGCGCGGAGCGGTTTATCAGCTGGGCCAGCACCGAATCATGTGCGGCGACTCAACCAGCGAGGCTGACGTTGAGAAACTGATGGCTGGTGAAAAAGCGGTGATGGTATTCACCGATCCCCCGTACAACGTGAACTACGCCGGACGGGGAAAGAACACCAGCAATACGATCAAGAATGACCACATGGACGACGCGAAATTCCAGGAGTTTCTGGAAGCGGTATTCTCCACGATGAAGTTCGCCTCAAAGCCGACGGCGCCGGCGTACGTTTGTTACGCCAGCCGAACGCACCGCGAATTTGAAAACGCCCTGAACGAAAACGACTACGGCGTATGCTGTCAGATTATTTGGGTGAAGCCAGTGGCGAGTATGGGGTGGGGTAACTACCGCGGGAAGCACGAGCCGATCCTTTACGCCGTCCCCGACGGAAAATCGGTCCAGTTTTATGGCGACCGCAAGCAGTACACGCATTGGGAATTTAAGCCAAGCGACACAGAGCTGCTGAATTGGGCGAAGTCGCTGCTGACCGAGGAGGAGGAGGACGACACCTCCGTCTGGAAGATTGGCCGCGAAAACGTCATGAGCTATGAACACCCGACGAGCAAACCGGTGAAGCTGCCTGCCAAAGCGATTCTGAACTCGAGCCGAGCCGGCGAGACGGTGCTCGATCTATTCGCTGGGGGGGGTTCAACTCTTATCGCTTGCGAACAGACTGGTAGGATTTGCCGAACAATGGAACTTGACGAGCGATATGTCGACGTGGTGCGCAAGCGCTATGCTCGCTTTATTGGTCGCGAGGACGATTGGGAAGCGGCGACACCAGAGGTAAAGTAACATAATCATAATGGAGACTAAAGATGGACGCAAAACCATTTGAATACAAGAGCAGTCGAGGCGTGACGTACTACCTGTACAGCCATGTCACCACGCTGCGAAATAAGCAGAAGCACACGATTTACTTCTTCTCGACGAAAAAGGGACTGAAGTACAAGGCCGAGCCGGCAGTGCCAGCTGGCTACCAAGTCAAGGAAGTCAAACGTAACGGATTTGTCTTGCTGACAAAGGTGCGAGGCTAACATGAGGGTGACAGCAGAATGGGTGGCTCCGGGCCACCCGGACAAGATATGCGACCGGATAAGCGACGCGATTCTCGACGCTTGCCTGCGCCAAGATCCAAAATCACGAGTGGCGGTCGAGACGTTAGGCGGTCACGACTTGCTGGTGATTGCCGGCGAGGTGACCACGACAGCCAAAGTCGACTATGAAGACATCGCTCGCAGAACAATCGCGAACGAAAAAACCAAAATCATCGTGAACATTGTCGAGCAAAGCCCTGAGATTGCAAACGGTGTCGATAACAACGGCGCAGGTGATCAAGGCGTGATGGTTGGCTACGCAACCGCCGAGACTAAAGAGCTGATGCCGCTTGAGGTCTGCTTGGCGCGAAGCTTAAGCAGTCATTTGAGAGCTGGCCGCAGCCAACTACAGGACGGCAAGACGCAGGTGACGCTTGATCACAACGGCGACCTTGAGACGATTGTGGCTAGCTGGTGCGGCATGAGTCGCGACGAGATCAAGAACATTATCGAGAAGTGGCTGTCGACTGTGCTGCTCGATTATGATGTCGCTGCAGCAGATACCCTGTCGGTGCTGATCAACCCAGCCGGCGATTGGAACATTGGCGGCTTCGATGCCGACACTGGACTAACCGGCCGCAAGCTGGCCATCGATAACTACGGCCCGCGAGTGCCGATCGGCGGCGGAGCTTTCAGCGGCAAAGACTTCACCAAAGTCGACAGAAGCGGCGCGTACATGGCGCGGCACTTGGCGATTCGCTGCCTGATGTATTACCGAAACGACATCACGCAGGACGCTGCTATCGTCGACTTTAGGCCAGTGGCCGTCATGACGCGCCTAGCCTACGCGATCGGTTATCCACGGCCGGTGGAAGTCACTGCCACGCTTTACCGCGAAGACGGAAGCTTCGAGGTGCGAGACTTGCTGCGCGAAGACATCGACGTTATCTACGGCTACGACCTGTCGCCGGCAGGAATGATTAAGCACTTGGATCTGGGCGGACGCAGCAATCCGAGCTGTGAGAGCCTGGCGATGTTCGGCCATTTTGGCCGTTGGAATTTGCCGCGGCCAGCGTGGGAGAAGCTCGACGCAGAGTACGCGCCAACGCTTGCATCGATATTAGATTCAGAACACAAAATCAGGGAGGCGAAATGACACAATACAGACTGAAGCACGACCTGCCGAACGCCAAAACTGGTGACATATTCGAGGTCGAGGAGGGCTGTGTCGGCATGTTTAAGATTAAAAAAAGCGGCGAGAGTGAATACTTTTTCGACACAGGCGAAGTCGCAAACTTCGGCTACTGGTTTCAGCTAGTAGAATCGATTCCGGGCGACATTTCATTCAAGCCAGCCAAAGGCGATTACTGTTGGTATTTAAACGGCCGACTAGCACCGGCTAAAAAGGTTTGGCTAGACGACGAATCCGACAACGAACTTCGAAATTTAGGTTTAATTTTCAAAACCTGCAAGGAGGCGTACCGCGCCCGCGTGGCTCGGCGCGCCAAAGTCAGAATCCAGCGGGCCGCTCTCCAAACCGGCTTCAGACCGAAGTGGGATCAGCTCTCCCAGCCGAAATGGTATCTGGTATACAACCTGAAGAACCGCAGACTTGTACCGGCGCTGGCTGGCCCGGTGAACCCAGGAGCGATCGCCTACTACGGCGAACCAGGCCCTGCGATTCGCGCCGGCCGAAAATACCGCAGAGAATATCTGCTGTGCTTAGGCGTGATTGATGACCCGGAAGCGCCGCTGCCAGAAATTGACAATGAAAACGATAACGGCACATTAGGCTTCCGCCAAAGTCCTACACCAGGATCGCCCATCGGCTGGGTGATTGAGAAAAGAGACAAAGACGATGACGAGGAGGACGAGAGTGATGATAGATGAATCTCCGAAGCTTGACGAGCGCAGCCTGCGAATAATTGCGCTTGCCCGCTCGGGCGTTGGCGGAGAAAAAGAAAACGCCCGCAGGATTCTGCGGCAGATTTGCGAGAAGAAGCACCTGGACTTTGATCAGGTGCTGGCTGGCACGAACGACGAGATCGCCGAACGCAAGCTCATACTTGGCCGGCTGACCAAAGATGAAGTGAGCGTCATCGCTCGCGTCATCATGAACTTTGGAATGGACAAAGACCACAAAACGCTCAATGTATTGTACTACAACAATAAACCAACCGGCTTTGCATTTGAGTGCAACAAGGCGACATTCATCGAAACCGAGCATGCGGCAAACATTTATCTGCTGGCGTTTCGCAAAGAACGCCGCCAAATAATAAACAGCCTCAGCGCGGCATTTGTCATCAAGCAGCAGTTGCACATGCCTGAATTTTTGAGAGAAGAGATGACGGCGAGTGACGACCGAGAGCTAACTGAAAAAGAGCGAGAGAAGCTGGAACGCGACCACACCCGGGCCGTTATGATGGCGGCCGGCATGGACGGCGTCCAGGTTCGCAAAGCTATAGAAGCGAATGGACGATAACAAAACAACAGGGGTGGCGGCGACAAGCGCCCCGCCCCGTACAAATAAGGAGATTGAAAATGGAATCAGAAAATAAAACAGTGCAGCTGCCGCAGACCAGCCTAGGCATGCACAACCTAATGGTTGATTTATCGTTTGAGCTGGAATGTATCGTGGGCGGATTTCAGGACTGGGATCTTGAACCCGAAAACCTAAAACACATGGCTGCCGCCGCAAAGATTATCAAGAATATATCAAAATACTGTGTTTACGATCAGGAATACGCTGACGCAAAAGAGCGGATACCGGAGATGATCAACAAGCTCGATAAAGCCTACCAAGAGGAGGAGGAACAGTAGATGGTCACGCTACAAACATTTAAACTCTGCAAGAAGTTGCACGAGCTGAGACCTAAATGGATACCGGAGGATAAATTGCTCATTAGGCAAAAGGGCGATCTGCCGCAAGTTGTAAAAGACGACGTTAGCCTTGCTGGATATTTTGACGGAGCGCCAAAATTCACGATTGAGTATTTGCTAGAGAAGCTGCCAAACCGCGCCGCCGACGGTTTCGAATATGGCATGCTGACACTCTCTACCAAACAAGGAGCGTTCAGGAATGGCTGGATGGCATTTTATGACGACGACGCAGGCTATCCAATAGGCGACATATGCGGCGTTGCAGAAACTGCACTGGACGCGGTATTAAGGCTGGCCATTGAGATGGCCGAAAGAACGGAGATCTAACCATGTGGCCATCATGCGAAAAATGCGGCAGGCTCTGCGTGAGGTTTGACGACAAGCTGTGCGTGTTTCATAAAGCTGATCGCGGCGACTACAACAGATCAAAGCGCGGCACTCGTCGTAAAAAAGCCAAGCAGGTCGAGCCGGAGAAGCCGGAGAACGCCAAGCCAGTATTCCCATGGTCGACGAAAGACGGATACTTCAATGGCGACATGTTCGAGGATTGGCTAAACTCGACGCTCGATCCAAGCGACCCGTACTTCGAGCTGCAAAGAGCAATCAAGGCGCGCGACGCTAAACTGTGGCTGCAATTGCTCAACGAAATAACCAAAACGCTGAGAGAGGTAGTGCTACTGCAAAATCGGAAGTAGCGAGCAAAAGCAAAAGCCGGCGGATAATCCCCGCCGGCTGCTATCTTGCCAGGTGTTACTTTACGCGGCGGTAGTTCTTAGCCTTGGCTGCGTCGTGCTCGTAGTAGGTGCTGATGGTGATGCCGTCGATAATCTTGCCGCAGATGTAGGCAGGGCCGCACATCGTCTTCTGCTTGTTTGACAGGCGGACGAACTCACCAC